AAAAAGTCAGTTCGCGAGAGTTCCTGCCCCTGAATGGGAGATTGCAACATTCCTTCCGATAGCACAGTTCGAGAAGATACCTAATCCTCTTACTGCGTATAAAGATTCAAGAAAAATGTTAAGCGAAAGATAAAGTAAATGGTAGTACGAATAGACGATTTTCTTTCAGAGATATCTGCAGGTGGCGGTATGGCAATGGGCAATATGTTCAAGGTCACTTTACCATCAATTAATCAATCATCATCAGAATCAATGTCTTTACTTTGTAAGACAGTAAATCTTCCAGGTCGACAAATGCAATCTGCAGAAAAACGTTCGGGAATGGAAATGAAGAAAGTTGCATATGGTTATGCTTCAGATGATGTTACTATGTCATTCTACCTTCTAAATGATTATAGTGCTAAAGATTATTTTGAAAGATGGCAAGACTTAGTTATAAATCAAGATACAAAAGAGATAGGTTATCATAACGAATATTCTAAACAAGTTACTATACAACAGATAAGAAAGGGAGTTTCGTTCCCAGTGGCAAGAAAGAAGTTATTTGATGCGGGTAAAATACCCTCAAGTATAAGAGGAAGACTTCCAAGATTAGGTCCAATAGATTTTGCACAAGGAGAGTTCGACCTTGATGTACTACAACCTGATGATATTGTATATACCTGTGTTTTATTTGATGCATATCCAACATCTCTGGTTGCACTGGAACTAGGAAACGAAAATCAACTACTCGAAGTTAGTGTTCAGTTATCCTATACAAATTGGAGAAGCGCAACAAACAAACAACTACAAACACAACAAGCAGGTGAAGCATTGGTCGGAGGTGCAATACAGTTTGCACGAGGACTGTTTTAGTTTCATTATAAATAACTTATATTATAAACAAACGGAGAATAAATAATATTATGGCACTACCTAAGTTAAACGAAGCAATCAAGTATGATATTGTGGTTCCTTCTACTAAAAAGACTGTAACCTATAGACCTTATCTTGTAAAAGAAGAAAAAGTACTACTTCAAGCATTTGAAGCAAAAGACGAAAAGACTGCAATGAGAGCAATGGTTGACACTGTTGTTGCTTGTGTATATGAATCATTAAATGCTCAAATGTTAACAACCTTTGATGTTGAGTATTTGTTTGTTCATATAAGAGCAAAGTCTGTAGGTGAAACCTCAGTTCTCTCAGGGAGTTGCCTGAGTGAAGAATGTGAAGCATATACAGATGTAACTATAGATATTACACAATCAGAAGTTAAACAAGAAAAAGAAGTAAGTAATGTTATAGAACTCACTCCTGAAATAACATTAGAACTAAAATATCCATCATATGTATCTTTTCTAAAAAACTATAAAGAGGGAATATCGGAATCAAAGTTTGGTTTACTTATGATAGAAGAATGTGTCCTATCTGTCAATACACCAGACGAAAGAATTACAGAATGGACAAACCAAGAGATGACAGATTTTATTGACTCCATGACTACAAAACAGTTTGAAAAGGTAGGAGAATATTTAAGTAGTTCTCCAACACTTCAACAAGAAGTAGAGTGGTCATGTGTTTCGTGTGGTCATGAAAATAAAAAGAAATTGGAGGGTCTGTCAGATTTTTTTTAGTATGCCTCTCACATGATAGTCTCGTAAATCATTTCAAGACTAACTTTGCATTGATGCAACATTTTAATTATTCGCTTTTTGATATTGAACATATGATGCCGTGGGAAAGAGAAGTCTATTTAACATTGTTACAAGACCATCTCGAAAAAGAGGCAGAGAAACAAAAACAACAGAAATATTAATTAGGGTAAACTAATGGCATTAAATCAAGCAACTGAAAGACTACAGCAAGAGCGAGTAGAGTCTCAACAGGGTGGGACAAATGCCTATCATATTAGAGAAACTGCGCAGGGGATAGAGGAACTTCTTGCTCTTACTATTCAAGGAAATAAGTTATTCAGTGATTATTTCAAACAACAAAGAGTAGAAGCAGGGGATAGAAAAGAAACACTTAATGAACTAAAGAAAGGAAACCGTAAAGGTGCGCCTGCAGGTGGTGCAGGTGTTGCTACTAAGGCAATAAAACCACCAAAACTCAAAGAAATGGGAATGTTTAATGAGATATTTGGAAACAAATTATCTACTATTTTGGGAGTAGCGTTTTTTGCAAAATTTAGAAATGCGTTAGGATTAACAGCAAAAGGATTTTCAGATTTTGGAAAGGGACTAAAAACCTTTGCTAAAAATATACCTGGAGTACAATTTATATCTGATAAATTCAATAAATTCATAACAGGATTAAACAAAGCGGGAACAACTTTATTTAAATTCTCAAAGGATGTTAAGGGTCCATTTGGAAAAGTTCTAAGGGCAGGTTTAACTGCCGCATCGTTACCTGTAGCACTTGCCAAAAAGTTCAAAGAGTCAAATCAGGCGGCAATCGCTTTAAACAATAGGTTTCAAGCAACCAAGAAGATGTCCGCAAATAATAAAACATTCGTGGGTAAGAGTTTATTTGGTAAAGACAAGTTTAAAAGTAAGAATGTTACAAGTTTATCACAGATGAAGGCATTCAACCAAGCAGGAATAGCAACAAAATTTCTTGCTAGAATGCAACTTGCGTTTGGAGGAATGGGAAAAACCATTAAAGATTCTGTAAATAAAACTGCTAAAGCAGGAGGATTACTCTCAAAGATAGGATTTGGACTTAAAACATTTGGTACAATCCTCGGTAAGTTAAACCCCTTTACATTTTGGATATTTATGGCGATTGATGCATTATCAGGTATAAAAAAGAGGTTTTCGAAACTAGGTGGTGAAGATATGGGTGGAGCAAAAGGTATTATCAAAAAGTTATATGCATTCACTTTTGGAGCGATTGAGGGTATTGCTCAAGGGTTCATTGCATTTCCACTAGACCTATTAAAAAATATTTTTGGATTTATGGCAGGTCTACTTGGATTTGACAACGTAAAAGAAGCACTGAAGAATTTCAGTTTTAAGGATGCAACCACAAAGATTTTTGATGCCTTTTTCGATAGATTATTTATGACGATTGATATAATCTCGGCAGGATTTAAACCTCTGATGAAACAAGCATGGGCAGACATAAAATTGAAGATGGCAAAAATAGTAGCACTCCCAGGAGCATTATTTTCCGCAACACTTGCCGCAATAAAAGCGGCACCAAAAGGACTTGCAGTTGCATCAGGGGTGTTTGGAGCAACCTTACAGAGTTCTATAGATAATAACGAAGGTGTTAAGACAGCAAAACTGAACTATATAACTGCCCAAAAAGAAACGGGTATGGCAGTTGCAACAGCATTAAAAGAGAGAGAAGACTTAAAGCAAGCAGACCTAAAGAAAAAAGAGGAAGAGGCAGAACTAGCAAAGAAAAATGCTGAGTCTGCTGAAACTCTTGCGGAGGCGGCAGAAACATTAAATGATGCTACGGGAGGTTTTGTTGTTGCTGATAGTTCCACTTCTAATTCTGGTAACACTACAATCAATAATAGTGGTTCTGGTGGTGGTGGTGGAGGTTCAACTCCTTTACCCAAAGCATGGGACACTTTTGATAGAAACAGTGGTTGGGGATTCGCATAAAAAAAGGGAGACCCGAAAGTCTCCCCTAAGTCTTAATCCTCTGCCGCGAGTTTCGCGAAGTAGGATAATGTATCATCATCTCCCTCAGATGCCATCGCTACCTGCGGTTGAGGTGCAGATGGAATCACTTGAGGTTCAACTGACCTAGACCCAACAGTCTCGGCAGTTCTCTGTAATGATTCATTCTTCATAGTAGAACCAGAACCAGTTGCTTGACCTAACACAACTTCAAGTCGTGCCTTCAAGTCATCATAAGACTTGTATGATGATGGGTCAGTAAACTCACTCATGTCATGCATAGTATTATAGGTTGCTTCTAGTTTAGTTTCTTCACCTTCTAATAGAGGTGTCGGAGACTTAAACTCAGACTTGTCGTAGTTACGATATCCCGCAACGTTACGTATCTTGAGTTGGAAATCAGCACCACTCCAAAAGTCAAATGGGTTGACAGGAGTTTCATCAGGATACTCAGGTTGCATCTTATCCATAATCTTATCAAAGATTTTCTTACCAAAGTCGTAAAGGAATACTTTACCATTGTTAGAAGGATTAGATGGGTCACTCAGTACCATAATGTTGGTTACATAATGTAGTCGTCTCTTTTGTTTACGAGCAGTTTCTTTGTCCTCTTCGATACCAGAGTTCCAAAGACGTGAGTTGTATTCACTCACAGGGTCTGCTTGTCCACCCAGTGTGGTAAGAGATTTCTCTACATACCATTGACCTGTAGCACCTTTGAAGAAATGGTCAAAGTATCTTACCCAAGGTAATTCTTGACCTTCCCCTGCAGGAAGAAATCTTACAACAGCATAACCATTGCCAGACTCATCGACTGTCGGTTTCCAGAACCGTAAGTCTTCATATTTATTTGTGGATTTTTTTGTGGTTGACATTTCTGCGGCGGCATTAGCGAGTTTAGAAACATCAGTACGATTAGATTTTAGATTAGCAAAAGACATATATATTTTTCCTTGTATGTTTTGTGTTTTTTGTATTGTTTGTATTATAGCATATTGTGACTAATAAGTCAAGTGTATTTATAACATTTTTATCTCCTATGTTGTGGGTAATGGGTGAGACTTCTCAAGAAAGTTTAGGTTCATTGCTTCTGCCTCAATCCTCTCTTTGATAGATACTGATAGATATTTCTTAACATCTTCAATCTCGATTGTCATCTCCTCGCAGAGATATACTACGGCATCCATATAAGACATAGACATTTTCCTTACGGTATCTTCTATCAACTTACTGAACATTTTTTTGTTTAAGAAATTACTTTCTTCTTTTTCGTCGGTAGGACTATCTGCTCCACCCTGTATAAAATCAACTTTCATATTCTTCTTTCTTTGTTTTGTCCCATACTCCGATATCATCATACCAAAGACCCGTGACACGTTTCACTTCACCATTATCATGGTAACCTTTTTTGAGAAC